AAGTTGAACTACGTCACCCTTAACTATAGCTGTAGATTCTCCAGACTTAATAGGATATTGTCTAAATACCTCTAAAGAGCCTGAGTCTAGCCTGCCGATTGGGTTTAATCCAAATGGTGCTGCTACGCTACTCATAATTAAATTTCCTTCTCGGTTAAAATTTTACTTCATTAAGATGTGCGAGTTACCTTTTCTGGTCTCAGAACTGGCATTCTCGAGTCGGACTCTCTCATATAATTATTATCGACAGAAGCGATCTGTTGATCGTTTTTGTCTTTATAATGATCTCTTCGAGCTTCCATATTTTCAGTGGAGTTCTTGCAAAGTAGCAATCCTCCAACCTCTACATTATCTTTAAACTTAGAATCCAAGTCAGTCATAACTTTTAATTCTGGATGATCAGCTGCTCTTACTGGCTCCCATCCCTCACGAAATTTAGAAGATACATTTGTCATGTCAGCCTGTCCAAGTGTTGATGTGCGAATCCATCTGTACTCAACCCCTTCTTGCGGTCTGGGATCAGGTAAAGCGTTCGGTCTTGTCCAAGTGACTTTTCGTTTAGCTTTATCTCTTGTTTCTTCAGTGCGTGAAGTTCTATCAGCCATTGCTAACCTCCTTTAAGAGTTGTTCTGCATATTGTTCATTACTAAGTCCAAGTCGTTTAGCTAGTGCGACTTGAGATGAGGTCAGTTGCACTTTGCGTGGTTTTTTTGCACTTCTCGTAGGAGGGGCAACCACGGAACCAGCTTGTCGTAGAGGTGCTTCTGCCTCTTCTGTCTCTACAACCTGCTTGTTAAAATAGTTTGGAAAGGTAGCTCTCATTTGCTTATCAATTTCACCATAATAACTTTGTGGATCAATCTTAGGATTAATACCTTTCTTAATTAAACTTTGATGAACGCCTAAAGCAAATCCTGTCATTGCTTCTTCGCCTTCTTTTTGAAACCAATCATTTTCAGCCATCCATGCCTTATCTTCTTTTGTCGGCTCATGTTTTGGAGCTGGTGTATACGCAGACTCATTTGTTGAAACTTCTTTTTCTTGTGGTCTTGCTTTTGGTTTATAATCTTGGATTCTTATTTGTTCAGCTTGTGCTTGATTTAATTTTTCTTGCGCTTGAACAATTTTGTCTGGATCTCCTGCCTCATAAGCCTCTTTGTATTCTTTTCTTGCAGCTTCCATCATTGCGCTAGTTTTGCCTTTTACTTGCTCAACTAAAACAGCTTCACCTTCATCAAGTGTTTTTCTTAACTGATTATTTTCTTTAAGTATTCTTTGGGCATGTTTTACAGCTTCTTCTTTTTCTCTTTCAGCAGCCTCTTTCTTTCTTCTTTCTTCATGATATTCATACTTTAATGTTTTAATTCTTTTTTGAACATCACCTTTATATGAACTTATTTCATCTTCATCTGGAATATCAGGCTTTGTACCTTCAGTTCTAGCAGGTCTGTTTTTATCCTCTTCAGGAGTGTCATCTACAACTTCAACTTCTAATTCAGAAGTTTCTGTTTGTTCTTCTAATTTTTCAGCTGTGTTTTCGTTCATGCTCTTGTATACCCTCTTGGATCATCGACTACTGCTTCAACAGTGTCATCGTTAATAAGTCTAAACTCTTCACCTTTAATTTTAAATCTAGTGCCTGAATAAGATCTAAAGATAATAAAATCACCTTTTTTACAATATGGTCCACTTGGGAACTTATCATCGTCTTTATAAGCCTCAGGCCCAACTTCAACAACAAATCCAATAATAGATGCTGTTTCTTCCATTTTAACTAACTTGTCAGGCATATATACGCCAGATTCAGTCTTTTCAGCCATTTTAGGTATAGAAATCAATAACTTATAGCCTTTTGGCTGTGGAAGTTTTAACTGAATGTCTTCGTCAATTTTCTTTTCTGCTGTGTACATTCTTATATTTTATAATATATTTTTTCCAATTTGCAAACCCTTTAATCTTCAATATACCTTTTTTCAAGTATTTGCACTTCTTCTTCCAGTATATTGAGCGCCTCGATTTTACCACAGGTATGCCTGTAGTCTTCGTGAGACGAAGCACCGCCACTCGTGATAAAAACGCTCCAAGCATTCCTCATCTCCTCTATTTTTCTCAGTATAGGCGTGTATACTGTTTCGTTTCTACTTTTGCTCATCTTGTAACTGCTTTGCTGCATCCATTACTAATTTTGCTTCTTCTTTCTGATCTTTGGCTGCATCAGTTGCTAATTTTGCAGCAATTCTTACACCTTCTCTTTTGTCTTCACTTTCTAATCTATCTTCTTGAAGCTCTTTGTTTATTTTAGTTTTTGCTGTTTCTAGCTCAAGTTTCATTTTATCCATTTCTATCTTGTGTTGAAGCTCTTTTTCTTTAATTGCAAGTTCTCTTTGTTGTATTTGTGTTAATGGATCTTCTTGCATTTTCTTTGCTTCTGCTTCCTGCATTTCTGCTGTGTTAGAATTTAACAACTTCTGAGCAGCTTGTGCAGTTAGTTTAGATAGTTCTTCTTCAGCATCTTGTGGTAAAGGCTTTTCTTCACTAGGCATTGGAACACCTAATCTTTCTTCTATTTCTTTTCTGTATTGAAAAGCAACATGCTCTGTTATGTGAGCTGATAATGCTTGTTGTATTGCACCTGCAAATGGTGACTGACCTACTATCTCTTTCAATTTAGGATCGTTTGCAGCAGCCATATGCACAGCTATGTGAGCCTCATGATCCTGATACTTAAATGCTTTTACTGGCTCTTGTTTTAACATTGCCATATTCTCAGAAACTGGATCACTTGGTTTTATGTCTTCTTTTAGTTTTACTATTTCTTTTGCATCACCAATGCCAAGAACTTCTAACATTTGTCTATGCAATTTACCCATGTCATATAACTGAGGAGCTTGTTGTGCCAACTGTAATGCACTTTGATATTGCATAATACGCTGAGACATTGTGGCCGCATTAGGATCAGAAACTGGTATGACATCAACTCTTTTATCAAAATCTTTTGTTCTGGAAAATTCTCCTTCCATTTCATAAGCGTATTGAGGTGGCATATAGTCATGAATTATACTTGCAATAATTCTAAGTTCTTTTTTTAAAGCTGCATGAAGTCTTGACTGCACTCCAGACATAACCTTCATTGATCTCTCCATGAGAGCAAGTGTGGTTCCTACTGGCGCTTGCGCATTGATGTCTCCAACTTGTATATCTGCAACGGAGCCAATCCTTCTCCCCTCGTCAACGATATTTTGGAGAAGCTGGTACAAGACGGAACTTGGCTCTTTGTAAGGAATGAAAGTAATTGCGTCACGAATCGCACCACCAGGGACATCAACGTCACGGAACTCACCAGGCATGAGAGGCGAATCATCCCCTTTGATGCGTAGACCCCTAGCTTTAAGACCAGCTGGTAAATTAGATAAAGTACCAGCATCGATAAGTTGACGAAGAATACTGGTAGCACTTTTAGCCAGTCCACCAATGAGGTGTATGAGCCCTGTGCCATAGAACCCAAGACCTGGAAGATATTTGTAGTGAACAAAGTATTGGATTTTCTTTTTCTTTTCATCATCTTCATAATAATTTCTCCTTATAGAAAGTATTTCTTTTGAAGACTTGTCTATTGTGACCACATAAGGCCTTGCAATACCATCTTTATCTTCAAATGGTTCTGGCAATTCTAAATCTGCATGTATTTCTAATAAAGTATGCCTGTCATCATCTTCTATAACAGCTGACTCACCATCTAATTCATCATACTTTTCTTGGATATCAGACATATCTGGCTCTGGATCAGGAAGATCAATATCTTTATAAAATCCATTAACCATTAATTTTGCAATTTCATTAGATGACTTTTTCATAACATGTGTGTATCTTGCACAAGTCATAAGATCAGTTGCACCATAAGAAACCACAAAATCCTCCGCAGGAACAAACATAGCGCATGGTCGTTCTAAGAGAGGATCAAAGTAGACTTTTTTAAATGCTGATCCTGCGAGAGGAAGTTTGAAGAGCATTTGCTCTGTCTCGTCTCTATACTCCGTCATTTCTTCAGTGAGCATATAGTTCATTTCATTTTCTACACGACTGGCCTGTTCAGTTTTTTCAGTCGATTGCTTTCCCATTACTTTAGTTCTAACTGGTCCTGAAGCAGGAAATATTTCTCCCATAGCCTGTGCCTGAAAACGTACTATACTTTCTGTTAACACAGGATGAAATACTCCTGATGCCCCTGACCAAGGCTGTTGTCTTTCTTCAATCTTCATTCCAAGAAGATCTAAACCTTTTACATATGACTTAGCCCAATCACCTCTAGATTGTCTGTCTGTATTAAAATTATCTATGAGTTCGCTTGCAAGCTCTTGAAGTTCACCTTCTTCTAAAAATTCAGCTAAGTTGCTGTCATGTTGAGGACCAAATATCTCTTCTGTTTTGCCTCCCTCAAAATCAACAATAACACCACCATCTTCAGTTTCTACAGAGACTGAGTCAGGATTTTCTATTTCAATTTCTAGCTTTTCTTCTTGGTCAGCTAAAATCTTTTCAGCCATTTCATTAGGTGTCATTTGTTTTTCGACAGCCATTAACTACTCCCTATTTAATTCTTTCTAAAATTCTATCTATTTTTTCTTCTAATCTATTTATAGCAACTGTTACATCGTCTCTCTTTGCATAATCTTCTCTAGTCTTATTTACCAATATGTCAATTCTTTTTACTTCTTTAGCTTGGTTACTCATGTACCAGCCGCCTCCCATAATAATTAAAGCAATTAAGCCATCAACTAAATGCACCATATCCACTAGTAATACTCCACTGGTCTTCTGTATGTAGGCTCATCATCCCAGTCATCCATAGCAGATCTGATCCAACCGCCTTGCCTGAATCTTAACAGAGCTTGGGTAGTTGAGTCAACTAGGTCATCATGATCTCCTGCTGGGAAAGATGCACATTCTTCTATTACTTCGTCAGCCCAACGAGTTGGTGGATGCCAAATAATACCACTTGCAAATAAGTCTGTAACTGCATTTACCCTAGCAATTTTATCTTGCCCACGACTTGGCGTGAACTCTGTTACAGGAATGCCCATAGCCCTTAACTCAAAGATTAATGGTGAACCTGCTGCTTTTGCTTCAATAATCATTTGATCAGGATCAAACTCATAAAATTTATCATAAGCTGCTTTTTTAAGTTCTGGAAATTCAAGTTTCTCTTTGTACGCATCTAATAAAATTAAATTAGGAACTGTTTGCCCATCATCATTTGCATAATTAAATACACCCCATGTTGTACATGCACTGTAGTCAGCTCTTTGTGTTTTTAAAAATGCTGTGTCCCATGATTGAATTATTGCTTCACATGGTGGTAAACTTGGCTTATCCCATTCTTTCCACCACTCTCTTTTTATTAGCGCACCTTCTTCTGAGGTTGGATCTTGTTGATATTGAGCTGACCATTTAGATACAGGAAGTTCAGCTTTTAACGCATTTAATTCATCAATACTCCAAAACTGTTCCCATAACGCTTTACCTGATGGCATTATGGCTGGTAACTCAATAACTTCCCATTCACCACTGCCTTCACGCTGAGTTGCATTTTTTATTATCTGACCAGTTAAATCTCTTTTACTCCATCGTGTCATAACAAT